AAAGTATGACAAAGAAAATTAATCAGGTTGAGGCTTTTTTAATGACCGGACAACCTTTGACAGTATTAGATTGTTACAATCTGTATAAAACCTTTGAGTTGCGTAAAATAGTATGTGTTTTAAAAGAAAGAGGATTAAATATCGGAAGCCAATGGCTTGTTAATTATGATACCGGGTCCAGGTATAAAAAATATTTTTTGATTGAGTAAATTTTTTTTATATTTGAGTATTGGCTGATATCGACATTAGGCTAATTAAAAACATTTATACCCTTGTGGTGGATGGGAGTCGATACCCTGAAGCCGCAAGGGTTTTTTATTTTTAAACAAATGGATAAACTACAATGGTTTAAGTTTACGATCAGCGACTGGGTAATGGGTAAGATCATGCGATGCCCAGAGGTTACTCAAGCAAGATTTATCTGGTTATGCTGCCAGTACTGGAATAAAGAATGTGTCATGAGTTATGAGGATGCAGAGCTGGAGATTGAAAAAGAACATTTGACTAATCTATTAACCCGAAAGATCATATTGCTGGAAGGAGATAAAATCAAAATCAAGTTTTTAGATAGCCAACTGATTGAAATTTTGCAAGTTAGTAAAGGCAGAAGTATAGCAGCTAAAGCAAAATGGGATAAGTTTTATGATCAAAAGAAAGATACAAGTGCTATTCAAGTCTATGCAAATGCAGAGCAAATGGATGCAAGTGCAAAGCAAATCTCTGCAAATGCTATGCAAAACGATGCAGATAAGATAAGAGTAGATAAGAAAAGAATATACATACCAACTTTGCCTGAGGTTGAATTATATTTTAAGGATAATGGCTATACCAGAGATTCGGCGGTTAAGGCTTTTCATTATTACCAGGAGAATAATTGGAAGGATTCCAGAAATAATCAGGTTAAGAATTGGAAACAAAAGATGCAAGGCGTTTGGTTTAAGGATGAGAATAAGATCAAGAACGAGCAACTACCTGCTCACTTAACCCGGCTTTTAAATTGATACGGAAATTTAAAGATATTGAGCAGAGTTTAGAACTGATGCGCAATACCGGAAATCCTAAAGGAGATTTGACGGGCTTTACTGATCTGGATCAACTCTATACAATTAAGCAGGGATCTTTTACTTTTATTTTAGCCGCGCCGCATCATGGAAAATCTGAGTTTGCTTTTGAATTGGCATTTAATCAGGCGCATAAATACGGCAAAAAATCTTTAATCTATTCTCCGGAGACTGGATCCGTAGAGGATATTTATGCAGAGTTTATTCACAAGTTAACTGGTAAACCTTTTTACAAGTCTATTCCCGGATCCGTAGAGGATAAGGATTATTACCAGGCGATTAATTACATTGATGAAATGTTTAATGTGGTTGATTCGGACGAGCAAAGTTATTCGATACCAGAGATCATGACTTTAGTAACAGATGAAAAATTAATCATTACGGATCCGTACAACGAATTGCGTCACGAGATGGGAAACTATAACGGAAGGCAGGATTTGTACATCGAGGATATAATCGGAGAAGTCCGGAGATATTGCAAGAAATTTAAGAAGCATTGGATTATTTCTTTGCATCCAGCTGCGCAACAAATCCAGAAGGATGATAAAGGAAATTCCTATTATGGTATGCCAATGGCAAGGGAGGCAGCAGGAGGTCAAGCATTATTACGAAAGGCTATGACTTGGATAAATATGTGGAGACCGCCGCAGGGAATGAATGATCAGAACGGGCAACCCTATGATGACAATATAGTTTTGATTAAAATTGAAAAAGCCAAGCCAAAGGGCGTGGCAATGAAAGGCGAGATTAAATTGTATTTTGATTGGAGAAAAAATAGATATTATCAATTTCCTAAACTTTACGCATTTGAAAAGTAACTTACAACTGGAGTTAGAGGCAGAGGCTTATGCTTTATACTTCGCAGACAAAATAAAGACTTCTGAGGCATTATTATCTATGGCTGGTATTATCTGCCACCTTGATGGAGATGTATTCGCATATCGCATTAAAAACGGATTGAATGACAAGATTCATGAGGTTATTGATAGGAATAATAAATTAAAGCAGATTTATGATCATTTCTTTACTTTATCTGAGCAGATAGAGCAAATGAAAATGATTGTCAGGAAAAACAATGCGCGGATGTTAGCGATGGAATTAGAGAATGAAAAATTAACTAAATTATTAAAGAATTATCAGGAATGGAACTAAATAAAATATACAACGAAGATTGTTTGCTAACTATGGAAATGTTAGATAAAAAATGTTTTGATGCAATACTTACAAGCCCACCATACAATACAAGCCGAAAGGGAAGCAGTTTAAATAATGCTTCTGCAAATGTGCGATATGATGATTTTAACGATTGCAAAACAGATGATGAATACATTAATTGGACTATTGACATATTTAAAAGCTACGAAAAAGTATTGAAGCAAAACGGAGTTGTTTTATATAACCTTTCATATTCAAGTGAAAATACACATTTAATGTGGCTTGTAGTTGCTGAAATAATGAAACAAACAAATTTTTTAGTAGCTGATAATATTATTTGGAAAAAACCAAGCACAAGTCCAAATAGTTGTAGTCCAAACAAACTTACAAGAATGTGTGAATATGTATTTGTTTTTTGCAGAAAGAATGAGTTTGAAACATTTGCTTGTAACAAGGAAGTAAGTTCATTGAGAAAAACAGGGCAAATTGCATATAAGAATTATTCAAACTTTTTAACTGCAAAAAATAATGATGGATCAAATGATATTCATAAAGCTACTTTTAGTAGTGAACTTGTAAGAAAACTATTATCGCTTTATGTTAAAGAAGGAGGGTTGGTTTATGATAGTTTTATGGGAACAGGAACAACAGCAGTAGGATGTTTAATTGAAAATATAAACTACATTGGAAGTGAAATAAGCCAAAGGTATGTTATAGATGCAAAAAAACGAATTGAATTATATGCAAACCAAACTAAATTATTTTAAATGAAGTACAATAACATAAAAACAATAATAAACGGAATAACCTTTGATTCTAAAAAGGAAGCTGCGTATTATGGAATCCTGAAGCTAAAGCAAAAAGCTAAATTAATTGATAGTTTTAAGACGCAGGTCAGGTATGATCTAATAGTCAATGGCATAAAGATTGGTTTTTATAAAGCCGATTTTGTCACTTATAAGGGAGGAGTAGTCATGGAGGTTATTGATGTGAAATCAGAAATGACAAAGAAATTGCCGGTATATAGATTAAAGAAAAAATTGATCAAAGCAATTTACAAAATTGATATTATAGAAATTTAATACCTTTGATTTAAATTGCAGGCAAGGGGCAGGCAAATAATTTAGTGTAGCAGGCATAAAAATATGAAAGTAAAAATCTCAGAAATAAAAGCTAACTCAAAGAATCCAAGAATAATAAAGGATGACAAATTTAAAAAGTTAGTCCAGTCAATCAGAGAGTTCCCGGAGATGTTAGAAAAGCGACCATTAGTTTGCTTTACGGATATTGATGGTAAGTACGTTGTGCTCGGAGGTAATATGAGATTAAAGGCTGCTCAGGAAGTAGGCTTAAAAGAATTGCCTATTGTTTTGGCTGATGATTGGACTCAGGAACAAAGAGATGAATTTTTGATTAAGGATAACGTAGGCTTTGGAGAATGGGACTGGGATCAGTTGGCTAATGAGTGGGATTCAGATAAATTAGATGAATGGGGATTAGATGTTCCTAACTTTGATACAGAAGTATTGGAAGCTGAGGAGGATGACTTTGATACTACGCCTCCTGAAATACCTATTACAGTTTTAGGTGATTTATATGAGATAGGTGAGCATCGTTTGCTATGTGGTGATAGTACAGATAGCGACCAATTGGCAAAGCTAATGAACGGACAGAAGGCAAATATGTCATTTACAAGTCCACCTTACAATGCGGGTAAAAGCGAGTCTTTAAGTGGTAATACACATACAACTGATAACAAGTACAATGAATACAACGATAATCAAACAAAAGACAATTATTTAGATTTATTGATAGGATTTACAAATAACGCAATATTATTTAGTGATTATTTGATTTGTAACATACAAAGTTTAGCTGGTAACAAAATAGCATTAATTGAATATTTAAACAAATACAAAGATAATTTTATAGATGTTGCAATATGGGATAAAGGAAACGGAGCTCCTGCAATGGCTGAAAATGTAATGACATCTGCCTGGGAATATATGTTGTTTATATCTTCAAAAGACAAAGCTTCAAGAGCAATACCTAATGCAAATTTTAGAGGAACAGTTCCTAATATATACAGAGGTAAACCTAATAGAAATAATGAATTTTCTCACGTTCACGCTGCAACTTTCCCAATAGATTTGCCAGAATGGGCATTACAATTTACAAAAGAAGGATATATCGTGTTAGATCAATTTTGTGGAACAGGTACAACAATGGTAGCATCACATCAACTAAAACGTAAATGCTACGGAATGGAGTTAGATCCTAAATACTGCGATGTAATAGTAAACAGAATGATTGCATTAGATCCGAGTATAGAAATTAAGTTAAACGGAAAACCATTTGAAAAAGCACACTAAATTATATTTAACTTACTTTGGCTTTGATGAATCTGATTTTATACCCTGCGAGATATGCAAGGATCAGGCAGTAGATATTCATCATATAGAATGCAGGGGAATGGGTGGAACTAAAGAGCTTGAGAATATTTATAATTTGATGGCAGTATGCAGGAAATGTCATGATAAATACGGAGACAAAAAAGAACATAAAGAATTTTTAAAGGAGATACATTTGCAGTGGTTAAGCAGTGAAAAAAATAAATGCTTAGGAATAAGATCATAACTGAGTTTTGGGAATCAAAAGCAGTCAATGAGGCATTTGAAAAGATGCAGCCAGTAGAACTACAAGCGGATTTGAAATCCGAAGTGTTTTTAATCCTCTGCGAAATGGAGGAGGAGAAGTTGATTGGCTTGTACCAAAGGAACGAACTGAAGTATTACATGGTTCGGATTATGCTTAATATGATCAAAAGTGACCGAAGCAATTTTTTTAAGAATTACAGAAACTATACAGAATTGCTGGATAATGATCAGGAAGTTCCAAGCGTGGAAACGGATCCAGAGGAATCTTATCAAAAAATAGAATTACATTTGCAGAACCTTCATTGGTACAATCGGGAACTGTTCAAATTATACGCCTTAGATTTTAAAAAGAATGCGAAAGAATTAAGCCGAAAGACCGGGATCCCTTATATGTCGATTGTTAGATCAATCAATAAGACTAAAGCCGAGATTAAAAAGAATATCAAAAAATGATTTTATCAATTATAACCGCAATCTGTGCATCATTATTTTTTACGGAGATCCATAACCTTCATGTTAGATGGAAAATCAATTTCAAGCCTTTTAATTGCGGAAGTTGTCTGGCTGCCTGGTCAGCGCCATTACATTACTATGCGCCTGAATTGATTCAAGAAATTACCAGCACGATTTTTATCGCTGGGTTCTGTGCGCCTATTATCACTAAATTAATGTGGAGTTTATGGAAATAAAACAAGAACATCGGGATTGGTTGATCGCTAATGAAAACAATTACGAATGTGCAAAGAATGGCTATATTAGGAATTTAGATTTGCCGGTACTGCAAATGTATGAGCATATTTACCGATTATATCTGGATCCTAACTTTCTGCTTTCTGTTTGGTGCGGAAATTGCAAATACGATATGATCATGAGGCTTTATAAATGGTTTGAAAAGCAATGAGAATACTTGCAATTACAAGCAAAACAAGCGGAGTTGGTTACCATCGTATAATGATGCCGATCGCTAACATGCAAAAAGATTACTGCTTGATGACCGATACTCTAAGCGATGAAACTTTTGAGGGCAATTTCGACATCGTTATTCTAAACCGGATGTTAGCCAATATAACGCCAGATCAGATGGATTCTTGGCGCAAAAAGCATGGGTTTAAATTGGTAGTTGATAATGATGACTACTGGCATTTAGATCCTTCGCATATTCTGTATGAAAGCTACAAAGCCAACAAAGTAACTGAGCAAATCATGGACTGGATTAGGATTGCGGATCTCTGCACTTGCACTCATGAACGATTAGCGGATGAGATATACAAGCTGAATCCAAACGTGGAGATATTTCCAAATGCAATTCCTTTTGGAGAGGAACAATTTATTTTAGATAAAAAGCCTTCGGATCTGGTGCGCTTATTCTGGTCGGGATCTGGAACACATGGCAAGGATTTGAATATTCTGCGCAACCCAATGAAGCGGATAAACTTTGCAGTTAGAACTGTCATTGCTGGATATAACGAAAACGAAAAACATATTTGGGATGGCATGATTTCCGCGTTTACCAATGGATTGAAACTGAACCCTACAATCTACAATTACAATCAAGTTACCGAATACATGGCAGCTTATTGCGATTCCGATATTAGTCTAATTCCTTTGGTAGATAATAAATTCAACATGATGAAATCAAATCTAAAGGTTTTGGAAACCGCATCAAAGAAAAACCCAGCGATTGTAAGCAACGTACATCCGTACAAAGATTTGCCAGTATGTTATGTGAATAGTCAGAAGGATTGGTACAACTGGATCCGGTTATTGACTTTTGATCAGGATGCCAGGATTCAATACGGGAATGATCTTTACGATTACTGCAATATTCATTTCAATCTGCACGAAGTAAATAAGCGAAGGTTTGCTATTTATCATAAATTATATGCCAGTAATTAAATGCAGTAACGGAATGTATCGGATCGGATCCGGTGCATGTATCTTTGACACAGAGGAGAAAGCGCAGTCAGTCTGGGCAGCTATCAGAGTTTCAATGGTTGATAGTTACAATGACTATCCAGAGGCGGCGAAAGCCAATGCGCGGAGAGCCTTAAATATCAAGAAGGAAAACGATAAAGGTTGCGGAACTTTAGTCGGCTGGACAAGGGCAAATCAGATTGCTAAAGGCGAAAACATCAGCAGAGAAACGATCGCCAGAATGTCAAGTTTTGAGAGGCATCGTGAAAACTCAAAAGGAGATCCTAAAACAGATTGCGGCGCTTTGATGTGGTTAGCTTGGGGAGGCGATGAGGGCATTGCTTGGGCAAAAAGAAAACTTTCAGAAATAGACAAATGAACAACTTTTACCATAGCGGCGCAACCGGAGATGTGATCTATGCTATGCCTACGATCAAGGCATTAGGCGGAGGTATTTTTAACGTAAATTTACCCGATGATTTGTACAATACAGTTCTGCCATTGTTGGAATCGCAGGAGTATATTCACGAAGTAAAAAAAGGCAGAGAACTTTCTGGTACAGTTTATGATTTAGATAAATTCAGAAACAATGATCATTTGCATTTAACTCATTTAGTTCAGCTGCATTTGCAGAGTTTCCAGATAATAGATGAAACCTGGAAGCAAGGCTGGTTGAAAGTTGAGCCGATAATCTCAAATAATAGCTTCATAAATGTAACTGAACGATATCGAAATGACTATACGGATTGGATCGCAGAGATAAACTTTTTAAAGGATAATTCCGATGATGTTTATTTTATTGGTTTTGAATCGCAGTATGAGCCTTACAAGCATTTGATTGAAAGGTATGAGATTAGGGATTATTTAGAACTCGCGCAATTACAAGCTGGTGCAAAATATGTCAGCGGTAACCAGTCAAGTTTTATGGCAGTAGTTCAGGGATTAGGCAGAGATTACAGAATGAGCCAAGCTGCCGGGCATACTAATTGTACTCAATTTTTACCAAAAGAAACACTAATATGATGTCAGACAAAGAATTTTTAGCAACAGAATTAGAGAACGGAATCGGAATGCACAATCCTGATTTTAAGGAATTAGCACGATTAACTGTTGAGCAGATTAAAGACTTAGAAGTTAAAACAGTATTGGATTATGGTGCCGGGACTGGAGTTTATGCCGATGCTTATCATCTGGCAGGGTATGATATAAAAGCGTTTGAGGTATTTAAAGCGCATAGGGATTACATGAAAGAGCAAGTACCTCATATTCACATATTAAAAAATCCGATTACAACCGATTTGCTGCACTTTATTGAAACTGCGGAACACATGACAAATGAGGAACTGGATTCTTTGTTTAATATCATTGCGCCAAAGTACATTTTATTTAGTTCGACATCTGAAAGAGGACATTTTGATATTCCTTGGGGACATATCAATATAAAAGAACAAAACGAATGGGATTTATTTTTTGAACTTAAAGGGTATTTTAAAGTTAAAGATTTTCTGGTTCCGACAACTTGGAGTAAATTATATACTATTTATTAGGGAATGGCAGATATTACAATGTGTTCTGGTTTAGGATGCGATATGAAACATGAGTGTTATCGGTTTACCGCAGAAAGGTCACACTGGCAATGTTATTTTAATGTTGTTCCTATAAAAAATGGAAAATGTGAAATGTTTTGGGATAACAAATTAAAAAGAGATAAAGAAGATGCCAAATTTACAAAACTTAACGCCTTGGAAAAAAGGTCAAAGCGGTAACCCAAAAGGGAAGGATCGCAAGTATGTGACTTTGTTGAAAGAGCAGGGTTACAGACTTGGCGAGATTAACGATACTATTCAGGTAATGATGTCAATGACTATCCAAGAATTGAAAGGCGTATATGATCATCCAGATGCTACGATCTTAGAGAAAACGATTGCCAATGCAATGAATAAGAGTTTAAAAAATGGCAGTCTTTACAGTATGGATACGTTACTAACCAGAGTTTACGGAAAACCTAAAGAGCAGATGGATATTCAGCAAGATTCAAGGATTGAGGTTGTATTTGTAGAGGGTAAAACTATTTTATGAGGTTAGAACTGCCAAAACCACATATCAATCAGCAACAGATATTAGAATGCGATGCTCGTTTTATTGTTGTAATGTGCGGTCGAAGGTTTGGCAAGTCCGAGTTATCCCAGATCATGGGAATAAAAGAAGCGATAAAAGGAGGTCAGGTTGCCTACATCACGCCGACTTATAAACTGGCAAAGGTATTTTTTGAAAGACTTACATCTGCTTTACCTTTTAAAAACAATATCTCTGATCTAAAAATCTATTGCCCGAATGGGGGCAGTATTGAGTTTTATACTGGCGAGAGGCTGGACAATTTAAGAGGGCGCAAATTCCATTTAGTGATCGTAGATGAATCGGCATTTATTCCTGATCTTGAAAGCGGATGGCAGAATAGTATCAGACCGACCTTAACAGATTATCAGGGCAAGGCGGTTTTCTTATCTACTCCCAGAGGCAAGAACTTTTTTTACTCAATGTTTATGAAAGGCGGAGAAACGGATTGGCGCAGTTTTAAGTTTACAACGTATGATAACCCTTATATAAATATAAAAGAGATTGAGGATGCAAAATTGCAACTACCAGAGGTTGTATTTGAGCAGGAATATTTGGCGAATCCATCCGAGAATAGTGCCAACCCTTTTGGTAGTGCATTTATTAGGAATTGCGTTAAGCCGATATCAGCGCAACAGATAGTTAGCTATGGCATTGACTTGGCAAAGTCTGTGGATTTTACTGTTGTAATCGGACTGGATGCTAATGGTAATGTGGCTTATTTTGATCGCTTTCAAATGGACTGGCATAACACTAAAGAGAATATAAAGAGATTGCCTCCCGCGCCGATATTGGTAGATAGCACCGGAGTTGGGGATCCGATACTGGAGGACTTAATGCGAGAAGGAATAAATATTGAAGGGTTAAAATTTACAAGTCAATCAAAGCAGCAATTAATGGAAGGATTAGCACAAGCAATCCAGCAGCGCAAGATTGGTTTTCCGGAAGGCGTGATTGTGGATGAGTTGGATATTTTTGAATATCAATTTACTGCAAACGGAGTAAGGTATTCAGCACCTTCAGGTTTTCACGATGATTGCGTGGTTGCTTTAGCTTTAGCCTGGCAGAATTTTAATTTTAAACGAGGATCAGGGCGTTATGCCTTTGCTTAAATTTGCACTATGAAATGGAACGATTTAACCCTTTGGCAGTATCAGCGGATCATGCCAATATTACAAAATCCAGATAAGGATTGGACTGAATTAGACAAGGAAGTCAAGCTATTGACTATTGTAACTGGATTGACCGAGCATCAAATTGATAGCTTAGGGATCCAGGATTTAAAGGAGTTGCGCAAAGATTTGGAGTTTCTGGATGAACCTATTGAAGGTAAGCCAGTAAACTATATCAAAGCCAATGGCAAACAATACCGGATTAATTACGATGTAAAGAACATGCCTTTTGCGAGGTACATTGAAAGCAAAGTTTTTAGCAAAGATACTGTTGCAAATCTGCATAAGATTGCAGCTTCAATGATTATACCTCAGAAGAAAAATTGGCTTGGCAAATGGAAGGATGACAAGTATGATGCGAGTAAGCATGAGGAGTATTCTCAGGACATGCAGGAGGCAAATTTCATAAGCGTATATCACTCGCTGGTTTTTTTTTATCAAGTCTACAGAAACTGGATCGAGGTTTCGCAGGATTATATGAAGGCGGAGATGATGAAGGTGGGGATGACAGAGGAACAAGCGGATTCGGTGCAGTTGCTTTTATGCGAATCTACGGATGGCATTATACCACTAAACTTATTGCCGAACACGAAAATATTAGAAATTCGGAAGCATTTGAAATGAAAACTATTGAAGCCTTAAATGTGATGGCTTATTTGAAATCTAAAAATGCGTATGATCTGGAACAAACCAAGCGGCTGAGATAGTCGCTTTTTTTATTAGATATTAAAAATGGATTTGGCTATTTATAGGCATGAGTGAAGCTAAAGCACAAGCGAAACTATTAAGGGATGGATTTTTAAAATCAATTGGAGAGCAATTTGATGTAGTTGATCCGACTGAATACCCAGTTGCTGAACAAATGCTTATGTTTTATGGTAAGCAGTTCAATGATGAAGTTCAAAAGAATCTGAGCAAAAGCGGTTCCATTGCTTCGGGTAAGATTGGCGATTTGGCAGTTCCTAAGGTTCGGAAGTTTGGTAATGATTATGAAATGTATCTGGGTTATGATAAGGATAATCCTGCATCAGTTTATTACAAGTTCGTAAACAAAGGAGTGCGGGGTGTTGGAGGTGTAAATGCAAGACCGAAAAGGGTTTCATCAGATACGCCTTATGCTTATAAAACTCCATTTCCAAATCAGAAAATGGCGAACTCTATTTTACAATGGTACAAATTAGGGAAAGCCAAAACAACCTCAGAAACACAGAAAAAGAATTTAAGCACTACCCAGCGTAAAAGTAAAAAGTTAAGTCAGATCGTAGATAAAGCGACATCCTTAAAAATAATAGCTTATGCGACTGCTTCGGCTATTAAAAGGGATGGATTAAAAACAACATCATATTTTGATAATGCAGTTAAAACAGTATTTAATAAGGAATTTTTCGCAACGATGGCAACTGCTTTTGGTGGCGATGTTCAGCTTCAAATTAGGCAAATTGGTAATAAATTAGAAAATGGCAATAACAATAAATAGTCAACCGGCAACCTTTCCGAGTATGCACGAGGATCTTTGGTTTGTAGCTTCTTCGAATAATGTCGGAACTACAAATTTTAAGTTCGTGTACGATCTTTACATCAATGGCGCACAAGTAAGCAGGAACAAAATATTTCCTTCGCCTTCAGCAGATGGTAGCTATGGAGTGTTCAATGCTTCGCCAGTAGTTCGCGCCTATGTCAGTAATTACTTTGAGCCTTCCGGAACAACTGTTTTAATGGCATCAAATGATAAGATTAAAGTTGATTATCAAGTCCAGATAGGGGAGGAAGTAAGCGGTGCAGTTATTCCAAATTTAGCTTCGGGTAATTTTTCAGCCTATAATTATTATGCGCCTTTGTTCGGAGATATATTTACTGAGAATGGCGACATACCTTTGGTGCTATCAAATTATTATGATAACCTTTTAATTGAAAACTATACGGATGACTGGCTATCTGATAGGGATAGTTCAGAGATTCCTATTGAATACGGAGATCAATTTTTTATCACGTTTTTAAAGATTACCTCTGGTGCCTATAAACTATGGGTGCAACCGACAAATGAGAACGGAACTTTAGGAACTGCGGTCAGCGGAGATATTACAATGACCGGGCAATTCAATTTGTTTAATTTTCAAGCTGCGGCAATCAATGCTTTTATCGGATCCACAGTTATTACAGAGAATACCTATGGCTACAATGTTTATATCTCTTTAGGTGCGGCAGTTACCAGAACTTTAAAGTTTAAGCAGGTTTGCAATCCAAAATACCGACAATATAATTTGCATTTCCTTAACCGATTGGGAGGTTATGATACGATGGCTTTCCGATTAGTAAATAAACGGAGGTCAGAGTTCCAGCGTAGTTCTTACCGGAGAAATCCTTACAAATTATCAGGCGGTCAGATGACAAATATTGATGCTTATAACAAGTACAATGAAACTACGTTCAACTTTGCTATTCAGCATACGGATTACTACATGCTTACCTCGGATTGGGTTAATGATATGGATTATGCCTGGTTGGCGCAGTTGGTAGCTTCTCCGATTGTTTATATGGAAGTGCAAGGTGCATTCTTTCCGGTAACGATTAGAAATACCAATTACCAGTACAAATACAAGGTTACTGATAAGCTATTCAATTTTGATTTAGAGGTTGAAATCGGTAAATACTTAAATAGCCAATTCAGATGATAAGAACTGAAATCTACATTGAAGATCAACTGATTGATTTACTAAAGGATATCGGAACTGATTTTACCTATTCGGTGGATGATGTAAAGGATTTTGGTAGCAAAAATACTTCCTTCAGCAGGACTATTTCAATACCAGCGACTGCCAGAAACAACCAGATTTTCGGATTTGCTTTTGAAATCGGTATGTCGCATGGTCATAATATGGATTTGCCAAACGTAAACACGAATTTTACTGCATCTCAAGCGGCAAAGTGTGAGGTTTATATTGATAAGATTCAGATTTTTAAGGGCGTTATCAGGATCCTTGAAATGGTTACCAACAAGGGAATCACAGAATATCAATGCGCGGTGTTTGGAGAATTGGGCGGATTTATTACCGAGTTAGGAAATAGGCGTTTAGAGGATTTAGATTTCAGCGAATACAATCATACTTGGAACGTAACTTCAATACAAAATAGTTGGAATACAGTCAATGGATCTGGTTATTTTTATCCGCTGATTGATTACGGAGATGTTTCGACAAATAAAGATGATTTTCACGTTTCAACATTCCGCCCAGCGTTGTACGTTAAGGAGTACATTGAGAAGATATTTGAAGGAACTACCTATACTTTAAATTGTGATTTCTTTGATACTGCATTTTTTAAGACTTTAATCATTCCGAATAATAGTCAGGGAATCAGAGGTACGAATGATCGGTTTATTTTAGGCACGAAAACAATCTCGCAAGTATTATTAAATAGTAATACGCCGACTGCCAGGAGTGCAAATGTTCCTTTTGATACTACTGTTTTATTGGATGTTACCGAAAATGCTGGTAAAAGTATTTTCACTTATACCGGAACCACAAAAACAGTTAGAACGATTGCATCAGTTACTGGCGTTTATCAAACGGATGCGGCTTCCTCAATTACTGCGACTTTGTATATCGCTGGAGTTGCGGTTCAGGCGTTCACTCAAAATACGTTTTCTGCAAACAATCCTTTTACGTTCTCTTTTGACTTTACCGGTAACATAGCGAATACAAATACAGTACGGATTGAAATAAGCGTTCCAGCGATTGCCAATACTTACATAGTAACAATATCAAGTGCAAACATTAACCTTGCTCAGATCACATCCCAGATAGTTGATGTGGCTTATAATGGTGTAATATCCATAAACGAGAATTTGCCTAAAGGTATATTCCAGAAGGATTTCTTTTTGTCAATCTGCAAGATGTTTAATATGTACGTTTATCAGGACAATATAAACGAAAAGCAAATAAATATTTCGCCTTACATTGATTTCTACGGATCAGCGGTTACAAATAGTTTAGATTGGTCACAAAAGATTGATACTGGTGCGCCAATGTCAATTAAACCGATGTCGCAATTAAATGCCCGGTACTATGCTTACAAATACACGCCAGATACGGACTATTATAACGACAACTATTTAAAGAAATACGGGCAAACGTATGGCGATAATTTGTATGATTCGGAATTTGATTTCGTAAAGGATACTGCATCAACTCAGATTATTTTTGCGCCTTCGGTTTTGAGATTACATACCGGGCAGGACAAATATCATTCAGAGATTTACAAGCTATCAAACAATAATACTCAGGAGGATCCGATGGATTCGGTAATCAGGATATTGATGGCTAAGAAGATTACCGGTATTTCAACCTGGCATATTAGAAGCGATCATGGCGGCGGCGGCGGTTCAAATTTAGCAACATTGACATCGTATGGCTATGCAGGGCATTTGAATGATCCGGTTACTCCAACGATTGATATTAATTTCGGAGTTCCAAAGGAATTGCAGTTCCCGGCTACAACTTACCCAACAAACAATTTATTTAATACATATCATTTGCCTTACTTGTTGGAGGTAACGGACATGGAATCTAAGCTATTAACGTGCAAGGTTTATTTATCTACGAATGATATCTACAACTTAGATTTTAGCAAATACATTTGGATAAACGGAGTGCTATTTAGGCTTAACAAGGTCGATGGATATAATCCGATGGATTACAGAACAACAACAGTTAATTTATTAAAAGTAATCAACACATAATGGCAGAGGAAATAATAGGCATAAAAGTCACAACCGATGCGGCACAAGCAACGCAGGAAGTAAAGAAATTAGATAGCGCATTTGAGGCAACCGATCAAACTGTCAAAGGGTTAAGAACCCAGCTTCGGGAGGCAACTGCAAACGTGGCTTTAATGGCTGATAAGTTTGGAGATACTTCACGCGAGGCTATTACTGCGGCGAAACGTGCAGCTGAACTAAAAGATAGGATCGGCGATGCTAAAGCCTTAACTGATGCTTTCAATCCAGATGCTAAATTTAAGGCGGTGGCTTCCTCATTGGCTGGAGTTGCTGGAGGTTTCAGCGCATTGCAGGGTGCGATGGCTTTGTTTGGAAATGAGAATAAGGATGTCGAAAAGGCTTTATTGAAAGTCAATGCGGCTATGGCATTATCTCAGGGATTACAAGCAGTTGGCGAGAGTGTGGATTCGTTCAAGCAATTAGGCGCGGTAATTAAAAGTACAACTACATTCCAAACTTTAAATAATGCGGCAACCCAAACTGCGGTAACAATTCAGAAAGCCTTTGGTATTGCAACTGTTCAGACAAGTGTAGGATTTAATATTTTAAAGGGTGCGATTATAGCGACTGGAATCGGTGCATTAGTTGTTGCGCTGGGTTTGGTTGTGCAAAATTTTGATAAGATTAGTAACTGGATTAAAAATTCTCCTCTGGGAACCTTAGCTAAAGGCGTTGGTAATTTGGTTGAGCAGTTTACTGATTTCATTGGAGTTACAAGCGAGGCGGAAAGGAATCTGGACAAATTATCAGCTGCAAATAAACGTGCAAATGAGGATATCGAAAACAGAATTAAAGTTTTAAAAGCGCAAGGCGGTTCCGAAAAGGAAATTTATGAGTTAAGTAAAAAGAGAAATGAAAATGAACTCAATGATCTAAGAAATGCGAGTAAAGTAAAAGGAACTTTAACGGATGAAGAACAGAAAAAATTCAGAGATCTAAAAGTTCAGCAATTAGTTTTAAGTGCGGAATACAATAAGAAAAGCGCAGATGCTGATAAAAAGGCGGCTGATGAAGCAAAGAAGAAAC